AGGTGTGGTTTAAGAAGAACGGAACCGATATTGCCAACTCTAACACTAGCATTCAGCTGGAAGGTAATGGTGCCAAGCAACTCTTTGCACTGAACCTTGTTGAACCCCTTACAGCGGGTCAATACCTTGAGGTTTGGTGGTACTCCGCCGATGTCAATGCCCAACTAACAGCAGTGGCCGCTGGCACTCGCCCTGCCATACCTTCCGCAATCGTAACAGTTGTACCTGTCGGTGCCTAAACACTTCTGAGAAACCAAATTGAAACTGAATTCTTACACACGCATCGAGCAGTTCATGGTGGATGCCTTGATCTCCTCCCCACTGATTCCAATCAGTGTAAATGTATTGCGCTTAGCTGATGCAGTTGAGAATGAGGGAGTGGTCCAACAGACAAATAACATCGTTGTCCGTTATACGGGTGCGTCAAACAGCGTTAAGAATATCATTCCGATGGTGTTTACACGCACTCTAAACTTTGAACTCAATATATCTTGTCAGAACTATCTCACATCCTCTGGGCATGACTTTGCCACTCAGTTGTTGGCCGGAGCGTTCATTACCCTGAATGGTAGTGTTCCCTCCGGTGCAGATGTTCAAGTTATTGAACCATTCGTCTGTGCAACCGAGAGTTTTACAGGATTGACTCCTGAGTCTCAGTACACTTACACTCAGCAGTATCGTGTAACAATTGAGGAGGCCATGCCTTATGTGGCACTTGACCCTTGTGTTCAAAGAGGTAATTGCCGTCAGATATTCCCTGCTTCAGGAGTTGAGACAAAGTTACCGCTTGCCGGTGTGCTTGACTCAGCAACTGGCGGTATATACGTGCCAGCCTACGACTGCAATGGCCAACCTCCTGAAGACTTTGACGCTTGTTACGGTGTAAGATGGAGCAACGAATTAACCCAAGACGGTAACTGGGTGTTTATTTGTGATCCGGACTGTGTCTTCATTGAGGACCCTCTAACCCAACCTATTTATCTACTCTCCAACAACAACTACACGGAAGATGGCAGATTGGTAGTTACCATATTTGATGCCACCACCAACCAACCTCTACGAGAAGTTTTCTATTGCGACACTGGTAAAAAACTTGCCCGGTATGCTATTGAGTTGTACACAGACACGGTGAACAAAGTCGGACCAATCTCTGCGAAAGCAAGTCTCGATGCCTCTTGGTATCAGAGTATGAACTACGGAGAGTTCGCTTCAGTAACAGGCGGTTACCAGTTCCTGTATGTTGATCCCCTAAACCCTGACGCTGCTCAATTGTATTTGGATGGCGGTGCTCTTATTGGTATTCAGACTCAGACCTTTATTCAAACTCCCAAAGGTAGATTTTACTACGTGGCCCAGTCTCCTGTGGGCAAGGGGTGGGTACTTGATGGTACTTTTGAACTAGCCTCCATTAACTCACTGTGGAAACTAGGGTGCATTCCCTGTTCAAATGGTCTTGATTCTCCCTCGCAACCCTGCTAATGTCTACTCCTCAACAGTTATGGGCTCAGTATCACGCAGCTGCTCAGGCGGGTAAAATAGATTTAGCGCAACAGCTATTGAAACAACTTAGCCGCTTTAAAGCAACTCCACCTCCCCGAAAAGGTGGGTGTGCAAAGTGTAAGAGCAAATTTTACTAGACGAGGAACCATGAGCAAGAAAGTATCCGACGAAGCCAGAGACGCAATAATCAAACAGAAAGAATTTCTGGCAGCAGAGTCGCTGAAAGTATCTTGTGAAGCCATCGGGATGCTTCAAGATCAGCTTCCTGAGTGTTCCACACGCGACTTGGTGCAAATTTTCTCGGCTTCTGTGAAAGCCCACCGCGAAATCACTGAGGATATAATCGTGCTCACTGCAAAAGAAGCACCTGAAGAGCAACAGCTTGCTCGGGAGTACGACGGCAAAGTTGAAGAGCTACTCAAGAGAATCAGTAACTTCTAATAATGAGACCAATACTACTCAAAGCCAATCAACTAAACGAACACAGTTCCTGGCGTAAGTACATCAGGGGAATTCAAGAACTCATAGTAATGGAAGCCCCAGCTTCGGTTATTGAGGAGTTTAAGTATCGTGCTGCCAGGGATTCATTTTTAGCATTTGCGGATATAATGAAAAAGGGAGATTTGCAAGTTGTTGCATTTCACGAAATCATTGGTTCAGCTTTTGAAGATCTAGCAAATAAAAGATATCGTCGAGCCATCATATCGTGCCCCCCTCGCTCAGGAAAGTCAATGATGGCATCAATGTTTGTCGCATGGCTACTCGGTCGTGATCAACAAACTCAGCACATTGTTGCTTCCTATGGACAACAACTCTCTGGAAAGTTTCATAAAGATGCAATCGGATACTTAAAACATCCAGAGTTTACAAAAATATTCCCCGAGTGGAAAGGGTTTTCACCTGACTCTAAATACGACATGAGAGGAGGTGGTTACATTCTACCTACTTCTGTTGGCGGTGTTTTAACTGGCTTTACGGCAGGTACCACAAATATTACAAGTCCTGGTGTCGGGGCTATGATTGTGGATGACCCGCTCAAAGATTCCACATCAAAGGCAGCTCTTGAGGAGTTGGAGTCCTGGTGGGGTGAGCAGGCCAGTACCCGACGCACAAATAACTGGTGTCAGATGGTAATCGCCACGCGATTTCATGATCGAGACTTACATGGAGTTTTGCTGGAGGCAGATGGAAGATATGAAGAAGAGGAGAATCCTACTGGTTGGCGTTGGATTAACATAGCAGGGATCATAGAAACTGCAGAGCAGTTAGCAGAGGACCCTCTGGAAAGAGACATGGGAGAAACGCACTGGCCGAGCAATACTGCCTTTTCTGTAGACATGCTAATGGCCCAGAAACGAACAATGGGTTCGTTTGCTTTCTCAGCCTTGTACCAAGGTACCCCAATGACAGCTGAGGGACAAATTGTTAAAGATGCGTGGATCATTCGTAATGACTCCAAAAATTGTCCAGAGTTTGATTTAACTTGGTTGGCAGTTGATTGTGCTTTCTCCGAAAAGGAATTAGCAGATGAAACAGCAATTTGTGTAGCCTCCATATCACACAGAACTCCTGGCAAAGTATATATCCGAGAAATGATCACAGGTAGACTCGGGTTCCCAGAGTTGATCGCTAAAGTAAAACATTTGTACTCATTCTACAGTGCACGAGTACTGTGTATTGAAAAAGCTGCATCAGGACAATCTTTGATACAAGTGTTGAAAAAAGAGGCTAAGATACCTGTTGAAGAAATGAGACCTTTGAAGTCTAAAACTACACGACTTCAAGCTGTTTCTCCCCTAATGGAGTTCAGTAGAGTCATATTTGTCGAAGGAGATTGGATTGACAGCTTTGTTAAAGAACTGACAACTTTCCCTTACACCAAACATGATGACAGAACAGATGCTTTTACATGGGCTTTAACCTACTATTCCATGAAGTTGGATACAGTTGATCAAGGGTTACAAGACTCAATCATTCAAAACAAACGTTTCTTTGGCGAGTTAACCCGTTCTGGATTTGACAATAAAAATGTGTTCCCTAACTTAACCAGTGGAAGGTTGCGTTTATTTCCAGCAGATCACAGCTATAATGATCCTGATGGAGCAGAACAACAAGATGGAACTTCCGATACACGATCATCTTTTGCCAGGGGCATTCGCAGTGGTAAAAGGAGTGTAGGGTACGACTTAGATCTATAGTGGTGATTGGTAACCACCACGATAAAAAATAAAAGTTGCTGTTGTTCACAACAGATTACCATGGCTATCTCACCAGTTGACAAAAATTCATCACTGATGCAAGAAGACTTTGGCACCAAAGTTTTAATTACTGACCCTGCATCTGACCGCTATCTTGCAAAAGCTGCAAAGGAAAACCAGGACCAAGAAAAGTTCACAAAGTTTTGCGGAGGAAAAGGAGGCTGGTCCGATTACACTGAAAGGTGGCATTAGGCGGGTAAAAGTAACTAGCTGAGGCAGTCCTCCAATGTCGCAGGAATTTTCTCAAGGGGGAAGGGGGTTCGATGACCTAAGACTCATTTGCAACGAAGAATACCTTGTATCCACTGTTGACCCCCTCCCTAAAATGCTAGACTCAAAAAGTAAGCGTCGTAATCGCCGTTCCGAGAATGTTCAAATGCTTGAACAATCCTATTCCAAAGGAATGGATGTTATACCGTTTTATTCAAAAAACGATCACCAAGAGGACCTCTGGTCTTGCCTGAATAAAAACACCGTCACCATCGCCATCGGACCTTCCGGGGTTGGAAAAACTCTGGTCGCCTTATGGTGGGGTTTAACTGAAATTAGCAAAGGCAACATTGACAAAATTTACTACGTCCGGAGTGACGTAGGATGTTCCTACCAAAGAGGGCGAGGAGCACTTCCCGGAACCATGGAGGAAAAAATGGCACCTCTTGTGGGACCCGTGTATGACAACCTTGTGGTAATGATGAAGTCCCAGGGTGCTGCTAAATACCTTGTGGAGAAAAAAATTGTTGAACCTATTATGTTGGAGGATGTTAGGGGCAGATCCCTCAATGAGTGCTTGATTATATTTGATGAGGCGCAAAACGCTCTACCTGAGAATATAAAAACGGTCATCAGCAGGGTAGGCGAAAACTCCAAAGTTATAATCACAGGAGATACTCGTCAAATCGACTTGGAGGTGTTTAAGAATGACAACGGACTTCTAGACTCCTATCACCGATTGTCAGATATTAAGGGGGTCGGCACAGTTAAGTTTGATAGGAGCGATATTGTTAGAAACGGTGTTATAGCTGACATTTTAGAGGCATACGAAAACTAATGGACAGAAACCTCAGTATCGTCTTGGTTGATAAACGACCATACAGAAAAATCGCCCAAGACAACTGGGGTTTAACTAATGAACAAATGAGGGGGATGCACGTCCATCACCGTATCCCTAGGAGCAAGGGAGGAATAAGTGACCCATCAAATTTATACGTTTGCTCCCCTTGGTTTCATAAAAACGTTTGGCATAATGGAGAAGAGTGGATAGAGTGGGCGGCAAAGGGAGGCCAACTTGGGGTGCAGGCGTCCAGAGTTAAGAGAGAGACAGATCCAAAGTGGGCAGAGGCCGAACGCAAAAGAACAAGCGTCGCCGCCAGTATTAGTCACTCTAGACACAAAGGAACGAAAGATTATTCCAACCGTCAAAGGGTAAAATCATTTAAATCACACATCTCCAAAAGGAAGGCATGGGTCGAAGAAGTCTATGACAATGTGTGGGAACTCTTTGTAAACGGTGTGGATTCCGGGTACAAAGTCGGCAAAAAGATCAACGACCCGCAGTGGAAAAAATACTCTAATATGCTCAAGTTTGCTTCAAGGGGATTTTCTTTCAAGCAGTTGACCAACACGGAAGAGTATTTAAAAGAAATACAAAGATTAGAGAATAGTTCAATTGCTCACATACTCGACAGGTACGAAGACTAAATGAGAAAGGATACGCGGTTTAGGCGTCCAGATCGCCACGAAATTGAAGCTCGGCTACCTGCAGGTACGCTTGCCGATGCACAAGCTCTAGGTGTTTGGAACATGATGCTGCAGGCAGATGATCCCTCAGAAGTTGCTTTCCGGTATTGCTCTTACCGGGATAGTGAGCATTGTTCCGTTCCTCGCGAGAAGTTACGGGCGATGAGAGACACAATGGTGACCGCAATGAGGGAAGCTAATCGTCTGGACCCTAAACCACGTAAAGAGAAGAAGAAAGGGGTGCACTATAACGGGTATAATGATGGATGGATGCCCCGTCGGAAAAGCGCGTGAAGAATCCAAAAGAGTTACTAAAAAGTCACAAATTACCTTGTGGTCCCACTACAGTTAATGCCGAGGGTGTTTGCAGGAGACGATTGAGGGATAGTTTCGACATTTTGCTCGACAAGTTAACCCAAGAGACTCACCCGGAAGGTAAAGATGTAGAAATGGATGAGATAGATGATGAGTTTGAAATGAAAAAAGAAGCGGAGAAGAAACGCGAGGAAATTGAGCGGCAGTTAGAACAAGACGGTATAAGGTTTGATCAAGAGATTCAAAAGAAAATGAATGAGGAAACCCCAGATCAAAAGAAAAAACGCCTGATTGAGGAGGGGAAGATGAAAGCAGATGTTAAGAAAGAGGTAATGAAGTATGAAGAGAAGTTGATGGGTAACTCAAAATTATTACAAGATCCCACGGGTAAAATCAAGAAACGATAACAAATCAACATGAGTAACAGAATTGGCGGCGATTTTAACTACGAGGCGATGGAGGCATTTAGGTCGGCTTACGCACAGCAACTTTTTTCACCGGATGATGAGACATTGGCAAACAACTCAGGTTTACCTACTGACACTATTCCAAATACGAGTCCCTGGTTCAACCACGTTGGACTCTGGACAGCGAATGACGGAAGAAGTATTGACTACAAAAACAAAACACCTTTCAACCCCGACTCTTACTACTCTAACGAGATAGTTGATGGAGATGAGGATGAGGATGAAGGTGAGTTTGACGAGATAATAGACGAAATTGCTAACCAAGCCGAAGAGTAAAGGGTAAAACCCTTACATACACCGGATACACCTAACGCAGATGTACGGAACCTCCTTTGACTTTAGCGGCGTTACGCTCCCCGGTGTCGGTGGTAGTATCAACGCCAGCAACGCCATCAGCGGCGATCAACTTGAAGCGATGAACAAGTCTGGCAAAAAGTGGCGCCCAGGCGTCGACGGCATGATGAGCAATCACAACGAAGAAATAATCAAAAACAACGCAGCCAGCCGAGCTAAAAAAGAGTCCCTTGTTAATCGGGAGTACAACGAGCAAGCCAACGGCAAAGACGCGATGAAAGAAATTTTTGATCGCAAAAAATCACGCACTGCTTCCTTCATGGAGATGAAGAAGAAAGAGTATGGTTTTGCTGAAGGTGACTCCCAGGACTCCGAGTTGCTTTCAATGCCATTGCCCGGTGGTGCTTTTAAAGAGGCTTGCTCTTGTGCGAATTGTCCAGCTTGTCGCGACAAAAAGCGTAAAGATGCGGAGTTTCGTGAGTGGTCCACTGAGAAGCGCAAAGCATTGAAGGAAGGTAAAGTAAAGGGAGAATTTGCTGGTGACAATTTGTCCTTCCCGATTTCAAGCCCAGTCGATGTAGCTGCTGCCTGGTCCTCTGTGGGAAGGGCACCAAACCCCCGTGCAGTGATGCGCAAAATCATCTCGATTGCAAAATCTCATGGGTGGGAGAGCGGTTTACCCGAGTCAGTAAAGGCTCGCCTTGCTGACGGTCAATCGGGTTTACCAAATGAATAAACACAAGCACAGAGTAAAACCGGGCCACATTGGTGGAACCTACGAACCTTCAAATGTAGTTGTAGTTGAGGTCAACTCCTGCATTGACAATAATGTCTCTTCTCACTCAATTTGGCACTTTTGCAACTGGCAACTTTGGGGAAGAGCTGAAGATTTCTGTGCTTGGAAAGGTCTGGCTGGTCAATGGGGGAAGGACGAAGTCATCGCCGAGATGCACAAGGAGGGGGTGAGAAAAGCAGTAGAAAAAAACCGAAAAAACAAAACAGGTGTGTTTGACCCGGAAATAAGTATGAGAGGCGCCAAAGCGGGAGCCGAGTCCCACAGGAAAAACAAAACAGGGTTGTTTGACCCCTCTTGTCGAATCCAGAAGTTGGGGGGCATTGCCGGACTAAAAAAACAAATTGAAAAAAACCCTGAGATCCAGAGAGAAAGGGCAGCAAAGGGAAGACAAAGACTCAAAGAGTTGCGTCAGCAAGGTCTGATCTCCATATCCCCATCCATATCCATAACCAAAGAGCAAAGACAAGAATGGGGGAGAAAGTCGGCATCGGCTTTGTGGAAAGACCCAGACCACCCCGAGTTAGGTCACAGGACCGCAACAGCACTCCACAGAATGCAAACAAACCGGGGATATCCCAACAAACGAGAAAACCGTATCCCCCTACCGGAGTAACTCATGGAACCCGTCTCAACTTTTGGTCTTATCGCTTCGGTTGTTACCACATTATCTGGCCTTGGTTGGATAATGGAACGTAGCAACAGACGTATTGAAACAATTATAAATCACATGGAAAAAGTGGAAGTAATTTTAAATGAGTTGAGAGCGGACCTTCCAGTAAAGTACACAATGAAAGACGAACATATTCGCCTTGTTGAGAAAGTAGATAAGATCGAAGGCCACATTTATTCCTGGGGGAGGAAACCTTATCATG